AAAGAACTATCGTTCATTATTAGTATAGCATACATGGTGCCCCATGTCAACAAATATCTAGAGAATCAATGGGGGTAATTCTATCCGTATAGGCCCGGGGTTACCAGCTGTACATTTTGTAAGTAAATTCTAAACAATGTTCGAGAGTGTACAATGATGTCAAGGATTACTTTGCGTTAATTAAATTATTTAATCATCTCGCCAAACCAACCAGGAAAAAATTTCTAGAAAAAAATCCCTATCTAATCAAGGAAAGGAAGAGCAATCCCGTTCCGGAATGTTCATCAAATAATAATTCAACCTAGTGCTCTGCACGCCGTCTTGTGTTCGCATAGGTCAATGTCTATGAATTAATGATCATAGAAAATACTTGACGACCCAATCATAGACATGTTATAATATGAAAATAATAGAGGAATAGGCGAAATGACTGAAACTGAAGAGACGACAAGACCTTACGGATTCAAAGTAAGAGAACCTGATAATCGGAGATCAGAAAATCCTAATGGCCGAACTGTAGACATCAAAAGACTCTGGTCTCGTCAGCATGAGATTATCAACTTGGATTCGCTCGGTTACAAAGGGACTGAGATTGCTAAGATGCTCGGAGTCACCACTATGACAGTTTCTAATGCCTTGAACTCTACTCTAGGAACAGAAGAAAAATCTAATGTTAGGAAGACTCGAGATGAAGAGTTTGGAGAGTTGAGGGATGAAGTAATGGACTTGACGAAGAAAGCCCTTGTAGTATATAATGAGATCTTAGATAGCGAAACTGAAGCTATGACTCTAAAGAAAGCAACTGCTGACACGGTAGCGCTTGACTTAGCTGGAATGCGCGCACCTACCCGTATCGACTCTCGCACCGTACATGCTACTGCAACACTTGAGGAAATAGAAGGATTCAAGCAGCGCGGAATAGAGGCTGCTAAGCAAATGGGTCAGATAGTAGTTGTGGAAGGTGAGGGAACACGCAATGTCGCTTAGGGATCAACAAAGCAAGTTTGTCAAAGCAGTAGGATTCTTAATTGTCTATGCTTATTCTCTAGGCTATGAACTATCCTTCGGAGACACCTATCCAGGAAAACACAGACATAGTAAAGACTCTTGGCACCATAAAGGTCTTGCAATAGACATTAATCTATTCAAAGATGACTTTTATCTAACTTCAACAGAACACCACTATCCTCTTGGAATCTATTGGAAATCATTAGGTGGAACATGGGGAGGGGATTTCTCAAATCCTGATGGTAATCACTATTCGTGGGGAGAAGAATGATGATAGAAACATTAAAAAAAGTAGTTGAAGTAAACTTAGGTCCTTTGTTATTCTTGTCTATCTGTGCCTTACTCTGTCTTGCTCTGCCTGAAGCGAAGAGTGTTGAAGCAATTTACTTAGTAATTGGTGCTGCACTTACTCGTATCAAACGGACAGATAAATAAATTATTTAATTAACCGAGGTCAAGATGAAAAGACTCTTCCTTACCATAGTTATCCTTTTATCAGCATCTATTTCATTCGCTGCACTCCCCTTCACTAAAGACATCATAGTCACCTCACCAGACGGAATCTGGACTGACACACGTGCTTACACTACCTTAAACCTTGCAATAGATGCTTGCGGCACTGATGTCCGAACTATTGTAATTCCTAACGAACAAGTAATAACAGCTGACACTATTCCAGTCACTATCACTCTCCGCTTTGAACGAGATGGTTCAATAGCCAACTCAGGTCAACTTACCATCAATACTTCACAAATCGAAGCCGACTCACACCAAATCTTCACTGGAGCCGGAGACATAGACTTCCTTGCTGGAACCACTGTCAAAACATCTTGGTTCGCCGACCTAGACGAAGCCCTCGACGTAACCTCTGATGACACCGTAACTATGCTAATCTCAGCAGCCGAAACAACTGATGCTGACATGGCAGTAGGTGACAATGTAACCTTGCGCTGGGAATCTCCCTTTATTATAACAGTTGATGCTGGTGACACTTTATCAAATGTAAAGAATATAGAAGCTGGTAACTATCAAATTTTTGCTGGCTCTGGTGACTTCGACTTTCTAGATGGTACTGTATTAAAACTATCTTGGTTTAATCGTCTTCGGTCTGTAATAACTTGGGTCGAAAGTGAAGATGTAGAACTAGTTATAAGTTCGAATGCTACAATAGATGTTAACGATACAGTTCAGTCAAACATAAATCTAAGATTTACTAATGGAGGTATGTTTACTGTAGGTGCTGCAGTTGAACTTGGCGGACTTAAAAATATAGAGGCTGGTAACTATCAAATATTCGCTGGTGATGGTGATTTAGACTTCTTAGATGGAACAGAGCTAAGATCTTCTTGGTTCAATCGACTTCGTACAGCTACTACTTGGATCGAAGATGAAGATGTAACTATCTCAATCAATGAAGCTATAACTCTAGACATGGATCTAACCACTGCAGCTAATGAATCTATTGTGATCAAGAATGGTGGATCAATAGATGGAGCATTCACTGCTACTCTCAACGGGCCGTTTGAGGGTTCACCTGGGTGCTTTGGAGCAACTGTAACTGTAGCTGGATTAAAAGAAGTTAATGTTAACTGTTTTGGAACAGGTTATGTTGCCCTAAATAGTGCAATAACTGCATCTGAAATTGTAAATATTACAGAAACAATCACAATAGGCGGTGCAGTAAATTTTGATCTTGGAACTACTATCATAGGTAACGGTAAATATGGTTCAGGTATTCTTGCCGTTACAACAGGCGGGGAACTTTATTTAGAGAGTGCGGCGACAACTCGACACACTGTAATTGAAAAAATTAGAATAACTTGTGATGATGCAACTGTGAATCCTGTGCATATAGAAAGTGGGCGAGAAATTACTTTTAGGGATTGTCATCTAAGTGGTGGACTAAAAACGGTATCAATAGAAGAAGGAATTAATATAACATTTGATAATTGCAAAATACACAATCAATATGCTGCAAGATACGCTCTGTATTGTGATTCTGCCACTTATGTTAATTCCTTAAGTCTAATAAATACGCGTATAGCAGGTATGGCCTTTATAGATCTTGGACCGAGTGGTCATTCATTCTCAACTTCTTCTGGAACTATTATTGAAGCAACTGTAAATCCAGTATGCAATATTAATAGAGCCACAAATATTAGCCTATTAAATACCCATTTTGAAGGATCAGGTGATGCTGAAAATTTACTTGATATAGACGAGAATGTAATCAGTGGAGTTGTTTCTGGTAATTATTTTGGTGTAGACACTAATACTGAAGTACATATTTTATGTGACGGTACAGCGATCAGTTTTCAAGGAAATTACTTCTGTAAAATAGCTGCTCAAGATGAAATTACTCTTGAAGCAAATAGTAAATATTGCGACATAGGCCACCAATATGATGGTGGTGGTGTTCCCGCTATTCCAAAAGTAACAGATGGTGGAACCCAAAATAAGGTATGGGGTAGTTTCATTAAACACTTTTGGATTGGTGCTCAAGAGTTACAATCTGGTATAGGAGATCCTGCACGCGGCTACGACGTAGGCGCACCATACATAGAATTGGTTGATGATGCATCTAAATCTGTAGAATATTTATTTCGGCTACCTGATGATAGAGTAGTAGCGACAAATGTTTACGTAGATGTCTTGTATGCCTTTGATGCTGCTGATGCTGGTAAAAATGCGTATATACAGAAAGTCACTCATCCACAGGATACTGAATCGGCAATAAATTCCACTGCTGTAAAGATAATTAATGACGTGGTTGAAGCCTCCGATACAAATTTTACAAAATTAGATGATAGCACAGGTGATGTTATTACTGCGGATAATGAGTTTATAACTATTCGTGTTTATCGAAACCATAGCTCTGCATCAGATGATACAACTAGTCATTTATATATATATGGATTAGATATAAGAGTCAAAGCTACATTTGGCTATTAAATCAATTAGGAACAAATGGTGTTAAGGCAAATGCGGAAAGTTAAAGGCAGGCGGCAAGGCCATACTCGACACCGAGGCAGATACATAAATAATTTAACCAACTGGAACTAAATTGGATCAAGAAACTGAGCGCATACATGCCTTATGTTCAGTAAGCACTCGAATGACTGCAAAGACATTCTTTCCTGAGCGTTTTGAGCTGCCCTTTGCTGAAGAAGTCCATGGTAAGATCTTTGACCTTATCGATGGACCTTCTAACAAAGTAGCTATAGCTGCACCTCGTGGATGGGGGAAGACTTCAGTAGTCGCTCTTGGTCTAATGGCCAGATATATAATGTATCACCACACAGGGTTCATCTGCTACATCAACAAGTCCCATGATGCTGCTTCACTTCAAACTGAGAATCTTCGACGAGAATTAGTAACCAACAGGATGATCAAACACTTCTTCGGTCACTTCAAACATCGCGGCACCGAGAAGAATGAATTTGAGGAAACCTTTTCAAAGAAAGCTTGGGTTGCTTATGATACTCTGATTTGGCCAAGAGGTGCTGGCCAACAAGTACGTGGTGTCTTATTCAAAAATGACCGGCCTGGCTTGATCGTAATAGACGATCTTGAAGACCCTGAGCAGGTAGTTAATAAAGAATACAGACGCAAACAGTTCGAATGGCTCTATGCGGATGTTGTAAAGGCTGTACCTCGAATAGGAGCTAAGGCAAATAATTACAAAATAGTCTACATTGATACCTTAAAGCATGAAGACTCACTCCTACAAAAACTTATGGATTCTCCTGAATGGGATAGTGTGCGACTTGAAGCCTGCGATGATGATCTGAAATCATCTGCACCTAACTTCATGTCAGATGCTCAGATTGAGAAGGAATGGCAAGAGCATGTCGATGCAGGACAATCTGATGTCTTCTTTCGTGAACTACGAAACTTACCCATCTCAACCAAAGACGCTGCATTCCGTCCAGAATATTTCAAATACTATCACATCCCACCAGAGCAAACCTTCAGAGAAGAAATTGATCTGAAGAAGTCAGATGCTGAGATTCAACTAAACACCCACATTGAAACAGTGGTAATTCTAGATCCTGCAAAGACAGTCAAAATTCATTCTGCTGAGTCAGCTATAATAGGAATAGGAATAGATCTCACCAATGCTAGACTATATATCAGAGACATTATATCTGAAAAGATGTACCCAGATGAGATCTATGATGCCCTATTCGACATGGGAATCAGGCTTAATGCATCTGTCTTAGGTATTGAAGATGCTTCCCTAAATGAATTCATTCGACAGCCTTTGAAAAACGAGATGTTCAAGCGTGGTAAATTCTTCGAACTCATCTGGCTCAAACCACGAGGTGGTCACAATGGTGAGAAGGGTAAGACTCTCCGTGTAAAAGAACTTGTCCCTTACTATCGACAAGGCTACATCTATCACAATGCTTCGTGTCCAGGTGTGAAGCGGCTTGAGCAACAACTTCTAATGTTTCCTAGATCCAAACTCTGGGACATCATGGATGCTACAGCATATATAATCGAGATGCTTGAATTAGGCGAACGATACTTCAGCCCAAAGGAAGACACCTCAGATGTCGAAGCAGAATTTCGAGAACTTGAGTATGATGAGCCAGTTGAAAATTGGAGACAGGCATAATGGAACCAGTTACTACAGTACTAGGTGGTATAGTTGTTGTTGGAGTATCTGCGGCTGTTGGTAAGTATCTAGGTGGGAATGGTAAAGTAACTGAAGAACACTGTGAAGAAAAGAGAACATCTTGCCAAAACTTACTTGTTACGAAGATTGACAACTTGACTGGTAAAGTAGAATCACTTACGAAGATTGTTAATGCTAAATTCTTAGGACTCTAACAGATAATTAA